AAAAAAACAAAATAAAAAAAAGAAAAGCCCCCACCCCTTTTATTTCCCAAAAAACATCCTCAAAAATATCCAAATCTACTTAACCCAAAAAAATATCGGGGCTTTATTTTTGAAAATCGGTTTTTTTGTGTAAAAAGAACTATGAACATTCCCCCTTTACAAACAATAAAAGAAAGTCTCCAAGGTCCAAAAGCTGGAATAGGCGCATTGATTTTGGCAATAGGAACATTTTTATATCCGCCAACTCCCATCCCGCAAGCTCCCGTTTCAGAGCAAGAATACAAAAGAGTAATTGGACAAGAAGAAGAGGTCTTGGCAAATGGGCAAACTTTAATTACCACAATGGAAGTGGTAGACAAACTAACAGACTCGCCGCAAGTTGCTGATATTCAGCAAAAAGCAGAAGTGGCGGAAGGGGCAATAAATCAATTGCGCGAAGTCATTTCCGCATTCTTGATTCAAGCAGCGGAAAAGCCACTTGGAACTGTTTTCGCGGTTGTTGTGTTTATTTGGTTGAGGATTACCGTTCCGCCAGCTAAAGTACCAAAGCCAGAACCGAAAGCAGAAGAGAGCAAAAATTAAATGCTTCTATAAAGCAAAAAATTTCCGAGAAATGCTCTTTGTGTTATAATCAGTCATAGATATCTATAGGCTATAATGTTTTCTAAAAAACGATGATATTCGCGCATATCAGAAAGAAGTTATTAGGAAGAAATACGAACATGCCTTGCTGAAGAAAGGTTTGATGGATATTAAGGGAAAGAGGTCTCTTACGAGAGAAGTGGTTAAATTCTTCAAAACACTTTAATAAATAATTTGACTTTCTTGAAGAAATAAAATATATTTAAAAATATGAAAACAAAATACGTCGGATTTTAACGGGCACGTTGAAATCGACGAAAATCTTGGGAATGTCTTTTTCGATAAAAAATTAAAGGTTGTCGGGAGAATCCTCGCTAAATCAGGATCGGGAATCTCGGCAGGAGAGGGAATCTCCTTGGTTGAGACGGGAATCGAAGAAGAGTCGAAAAATTCTCCAGAAAATGTCTTGACTTTTGAGGGTAAAAGGTATAAATTAATTAAAGAATAAACTTATGACAAAAACAAAAGAAAAAACAACAACAAAGCGCGAGCGGGGTCGTCCAGCGGGTCACAAACCATACGTCTCAGTCAACATTCAAAAGCTTTCTGAGCTAATTGAAGGTGGAGAAGCAATGGTTCCTAAAAAATGGTTGGCGGCGAAGGGAATAAACACTAACCAATTCAAAGACGCGACGACTCAGGAAATCGTGAAAGTGAATAAAGATAAGGAAGAAGTTGAAGCTATTAAGTTTACACTGGAGGACTAATATGGAAATTATTCTGACGAAGGCCATGAAAGTCGTTGAGGATCTTCTAAAGGAGGTGGTAGCGGAATGAGCTACAACCTATTTGCAAGACTGGCGGCCGGTGCTGAGGATCTGGATCGCAAGGCAGAAGCCTACCTGTCCGACAAGGAATTCATCCCCAGCCCAGATGTGGCAGAGCGGATCTGGCAAGCATCACTGAGGCTGTTCAAGAAACACGGTGGCACCTGCAGCGACAAAGGCTACATGCGCTTCGCAGAACTCGACTGGGACGCACTCCCGTGGTGGGCTGCCCAGACCTTGGATGGTTGGATGCCTTACTCGGGACCACCCCGGAACGGAAGCCTAGGTGCCCTGCTGGGGTATTCAGCGGCTTCACTGGATGCACACCTGCGGAACATCATGGAGATCGCCGAGGGCAGAGAGACCGAAGAGCTCTACTTCCCGGTGACGTTCACTGAGAAGATAGACAAGACGTGACTGCGTAGGGTGCCGACATGAGCAGACTTACACATGAAATCGAAATCCACCTGCGGCAGTTGCTCAGGGCAGAAGCTGCCAGCCCTGACTGGGACACGGCGGCGGAAGAACTGAAGATGGATTATACAACAGTAGAATTCGGCGGGAAGACTTACTATATTCGATGAATACAGAAATTCAAAATCACGTTAACTATCTCAATGGACTTTTAGGAGAATACTAAACAAATTCGCTTGAACAATCTAATCCCCGCAAATAAAGACCAAACCTTTTAACATTGCCGATCATAAACCACTGTTCTCTCCAGTCTTTAATTTCTAATGATATTTTATGCCCGACTACTTCATTAAAAGATTTGCCTATGGTTTCCAAGTTGAATAAAACCATTGCATTCGCATTTTTTATTGTGTATCCACTATATAAAAATTTTTTTTGGTCAACCCAATCCACTCGCATTTCTTTTATTGTTCCAAGTTTATCTGAAAATTTATCTATTATTTTTTCTGCTAAAATTTTATATGTAAAAAGATTAGTTTCGTGGGCATCTAAATGTTCTTGGGTTTGATTTTTATAATTCATAATTGTTGATACGCCAAAATATATTCTAAAAAGTCGCGGCACTCTTTTAAATCTTTGATTAATTGTTTTTCAAAGATTTTTATTTCGAAACTGATTGGTATATATATTAAGTCTGGTAATTGATATCCTATATATTCGAGGGTTATTTCTAATTGTATTTTTTTATTTGTTATCTCTATCAAATCTTGAAATAAAGATAGGTATTCCAAAATATTTTGCGCGTCTTTATATTTCGAAAAATCAAAATACAAAGATGTTTCTCCTCCTTTAAAAAAATTTTTATACGAGTAATATTTTAGATAAAAAAACATCTTGTCTGTAATTGTTATTAGGTTTTTTAGATTTATAGTTGGCTCACCTATGTATTTTTGTGTATTAAATTTTTGGCTCATAATTCGCGGTAGGATTGTATTTTTTCTAAGAATTTAATATATTCGTGCATTTCTGAAAGTATAGAATCTGCGTAAGCGGGTAGAATTGTCAAAGTGATCTTCACAAGAAATAATTTTTTTCCTTCTATATTAGTGTATATGTTTTCTGTATTATGTTTCTCTATCTCGTAATTTATTATTACTTTTTTGTTTAATATTTTTTTTATTGTGTGTGGCATATAAAAATATAAAGAACACACAAATCCTATTGTAATTTCTTCTTCCTTCGAAAACCAACAAGATGGGGGACTAAATCCACCATTATACAAAAAATTTTCATACATATTTTTAATAGTAGAAATATGATAATAAAAACTATGACAAGCAATCTCTAGGTATTTCTCTGTCTCTTCTTCGGCGATCATAACTCTTTGAAAAATAAACTATTTTTTTGGATTAGTGGGTTGGATATAAGTAAAATAAAATTTCTCGGATTCAATAAGCATTGCTCCATATTTTAAATCCTCCGTCAAAACTACAATAAATTTTTCCAAAAATTCAACATAAAGCTCTAAGTCTATCACGTTAAATTGCTCATAAAAAATACAATATTTTGAAAAATCTATTACCATAAAAAAACGATATTAGATTTCTTTTTGATTGTCAAGTTTTTATTTTTGTGAAAGATATTTGCTTGCTGTAATTTTCGTTTTTCTGAATAATACACGCGCCGAGCTGAAATCCAGATTGGGGAAATTCTTTTGGCGTATCAAGAAGCAGAATTTCAGTGGGCCAAAAACCTTTCTCATCCATATCGCGCAAACGAGCTTTGAGAGCCAAAATATGATTAATGGTAATCAAAAAACATATATTCGGCGCAAGATCCATTGAATGATTCAAAAATGGCCTAGCTTTGCTCCAAGGCGGGTTTGTAATAATCCAGTCATATTTATTATTTTTGGAAAGATGAAAAAAATCGAACCCCCGTTTTATTTCCGTGGTATGTATGTTTGTTTTGTCAACAAATTTTTCAATTTCAGAAACAAAATTGCCATTTCCCGCACAAGGTTCTAATACTCGCGTCGATTCTTGGATATGATAGTTTTGAACAAGATGCTCAACTATTTTTTTAGCAACATAGGAGGGAGTCTGGAAGTCATCGCTGCCGCCTTTTGGTATCAAATTCCTCATTTATTTTTTTGGGCAAGATCTTTGCAACTATAAAACCAATTTAATATCTTAACAAACCCATAAAGAGAACCGAACATCACAATGATGGGTGAGGCAAGTAAAATTACAATTAGCGCAAAAATTATGCAAATGGATACCTGAAAAACCTCAGTCACAGGTTCCAAAAAAATTAAAGCCTGTCCTATGGTCAACTTTGTTTTTTCTTTCATAGGTTAACGAACTCAATTGGTTCATAAGAAGAAACTTTTAGACCAACTTCGCGGAAGAGCTTTTTTGGGCAATTATAAAAAAGATCATCATAGCTATTCGCGGGAAGACGTTTGCCCTTCTTACTTTCATTGTATTCTCTTTTTAGTTGGTCCAATCGTTCTTTGATAATAGAAACATCTTCGCCCTCCTCAATTTTGCAAAGAAAGATTTTGTTTTCTTCGAATATTGGGTTGTTCGTTGTTTTTGCGCCAATAAAGAAGTATTTCTTTGATTCGCCCTTTTCCTCTTTCATTTGCTCGATTAGATTTTCGAGGTCTTGAATGATTTTGTTCTTTTTTTCTGACTCGATTTCGTTTTTATCGAGTGTGTATTCTATGTCTTCTTTTTTTACGTTCATATTTTTTTGTTATTTTTTATTTTGTTTTTTACTCTTTCTGTAAATAACATAAACTTTATCGTTTTTTAAAAATTCCCAACGCTCCGACTTGATCAATCTTATTCATAAAATTTTCGATCCAGTGGTAATTAGTTCTTTGCGGTGTATAATCATGTAGAAATACAATACCATCATTTTTCAATTTGTCAAGACCTTTTTCAATACAAAATATTCTCGCCCTGCCATCAGCGAAGAAAACGTCAAAATGTTCATTTTCGAAGCTCTCAATAAAATTTATGTAATCCCTAAACTCTTCTGCCTTTGTGGGTTTTGTTCGCGGTTTGTTGTTTTTAACAAGATGAAGGCGGCAATTTGTTTGTTTGTTTTTTTCTTTAGTTTTCAGATACCAACCCTCATTATGTTCTAGGGAATCATAGCTTTTACAATATTTGGGAAATCTAAGGGTGCTCGTTCCCATACCCCACTCAAATACAGTCGGGTTATTTTTTTTCATGTATGCTTCAATGTAATCGACTTCTATTTTTTGTAAACCGCCAGCATAATCTTCTTTGTTTTTTGCCATTTTATTGTTTTTTAAATTTTCGTGCAGATTCAATTAAATTTTTTAAAAATAATGTCGGAACTTCTATTTCAATTCCGTCTTTGCATTTATCATAAGTAAGAATTTTTTGTTCTTTTTGGCAGGGATCAGATTTTCTTAGGATTTTAATATAATCGTCGTCATTTAATTTTTCTTCTACATCCCATAATCTTAAATTACTTTCATTGATTGGTTCTCCGCATTCGTGATAAAAACCAATAAAAACATCTGTGTAATTGCCCATTTCATAAGTTCCGCCTTTATAGCCATAAAATGAAGATCCATTTGCTAATTTAGCTTGTTTTAACATTTCTTTTATTGTTGTCTCTTTGACCGGATCAAAAGCGAGATTTTCATAAAAACCTCTATCACAATGCGGCTCTCCGAATCCATTTTGCACAATTGTATTTTCGTCTTGGCTTTCGAGCCATTTTATTAGTCTTTTTAGTATCATAATTTAAAAAATATATTTTGTAATTCTGCTTGTGAGATTGGAAAAGAAAGTTTTTCAACCCTATCTTTATCTTTTACTCCGAAAAAATCTGCCATTTCAAGAGCTAATTTTTTATCAGCGTATTTTAATTCTTTCTTTACGTCAAATCTTCCGTCTCTTATTAAAGCTGGATCTAAATTTTCGTAATAATTTGTTGTGGCAAAAATAACTGTTCCATCAGGCAAATCGTCACCATCCAATAAAGAAAGAAGGCTCTGCAAGCTAATAGAGGAGCTATTATCGGATTTCAATTTGTTTTTTGTTTCTTCTCTTTTTTCTGTTGCGCTCAAAATATCAATATCTTCAAAAACGATAAAAACATTTTCTGCCAAATCAAACAATAGTTTTTTTAGTTCTTTAATACCACCGATTTCGCTCAAATTAAAATAATAAAGCCTTTTATTATAGTAATTAGCCAAAGCTTTTATAAAACTTGTTTTACCAGTTCCCGGTTTACCGTAAAATAGATAGCCCCTTTTATAATTGAAAGAATGGTCCTTGTATTTATTTTCCTCAGAAAAGAAACAATCTAGGTCTTCTAATACCTCTTTTTTTACATTGTTATTTAAAAATATTGAATTTATCTTTCTATTATTTTCTTTTTTGATTTTTCTAAAGTAATCATAATCATGAATATAGATTCTATTTTCTTTGTTTGTTTCTTTGAAATTTTCTTCTATAGTGTTGTATAGGTCATTAAGTTCATTTTGATTGCGGCAAAAGAACTTAATGACTATATATTCTTTTCTTTCAATCATGTTTTCCGAGTTTTCCAAGTTGCAAGAAATTGACAAAAATCCATTTCTAGAAAAAGAATAATGGGTTCCGTAATTAATTGTTTTCGAAAAATAACTTCCGTTGGAAGATTTTTTTGCTTTACCAGTTCTTGGGAGCGAGTATGGATTATCGTCTACTTGTTCAGATGGCCTTTTTCTAACAAGTTTTATTCTTTTTGTTTGCCCCTCTGTTTTTTTTGAAACCCAATCAGAAACAAAATTGTAAAGTTCTGTATCACTGTTGTTTACTCTAATCGTATAAATTAGATGTTTATTCACCAAAGAGCTTATTTTTGCTGGCAAATTTTTTAATAAATACAAAGCAGAAGTAAAAATAGCAATACTTATGCCACCAGAAAAAAACTGGTTTGTTTGGAACTCGTTTATTATCCACTCAATCATTTCTTTATATTGTCTATACTAATTTGCGTAACATAGTGACCGTTCCGACTTGTCATTTCACAAAGGTATTCATCTGCGCCAAGGTAAGACTTGATTACGCCTTTTGTTCCGCCGTTGGTTGTAATCTTGGTTCCTTTTTCTAGCTTTTTATTTTTAGTCATTTTATTATAGTGATTCGTAGGTTAATTGTGATATTTCTTTTTTTTGGTTTTTTTATTTCGTTTTTATGGGCAATTATTTTTAATCTTTTTTCTTCATGTGTAAACACCTTCACCGCAATCTGCAAAACTTATCATAAAATTCCCAAACCATTTATTTTAGTAGAAATATAATCTTTGTCTAATTCTTTTGTCCATTTTAAGAAAAGCAATTCATCCGCTTCTCTTCGCAAATCATTTTCACAACGTATTTCTTCATTAATTACTGGCAAAATTGGTTCGCTATTTTCTATTCTTACGATATGAAATGATAATACCTCGGAAAATACTTTTTGTTCTCTAATAAAATTTTTAATATACGCTTTTTCTCCAGTTCTTCCGCCAAATCGGAAATCAGTAATTAGATAATTTTTTTTAACATCATAGGCGTTTATAAATTTTTCAACCCAATATTTGCCTTGCGTTTCGTTTCTTTTCCCACAGCCGTATTCTATCAATTCATCTCTGAATAAATGTTTTTGTTGGTCATCCCAAACAGATACGCCATATTTTTGTTCAATTGTTTCCTCTAACTCTTTTTTTAATTCTTTTGCAAAAGCAAATCGCTCGAAGTTATATTGGGGGTATTTTTCTAGTATTATGTCCGCAACAGTATCTTTTCCAGATCTTGCTGGACCGCTAAGTAATAAAATCATTCCGCAATAATGAGATTTTTCAGAGAAATGTCAAGCAATTAATAAAATTTTAGTGATTCTTTTGCCCAAAGCGGAGCATTCTCTAAGCGGAGCATTCTCTATGTTAGCCATAATAGTTATGTTCCGTCAATAATTGATGGGTCGTATTTTGCTGGTGTTTTCATTGATTTTATTTTTTTATTATTGATGATTGCAAATTGGGAACTTTTTTTGGTATATTTATTTCTCCTTTGGGTGAATACCCGCCTCTTCGCTCTTTTATTTTGATATTGCAAAGAGCAAAAATAATTATGAATAATATTATATACATTATTAACTAATTAAGTGTTTTATCTATTATAGATAAACATTTTTTTCGAGTTTCTGAATGGAGGTTTATTTTTTTCAAAATTATTTTGAAACCATTCCCATTTTCCAAGAGATTCAGGCCATCTAGTTGAACTTTATAGGCTTGGAGAATGTTTCCTGATGATATAATTTCCCTACCTGTATATTTAATATTTATTACCTCTTCGTTATCCGTAGAATTAACAGTTAGTTTAAATGTTAATAAACATTAAACATTAAACTTCGACGCACGGTAAGGACTGTAAGCTCCTACCTTCTAAATTAAATATTCCATCTGGATTCCAAAAGAAGCCATCTTTCCTATTTAGATTTAGTTTCCGTAAAGAATACGGGATTTCGGGGAGGAATATCGAATGGTTTCTAGCCGCGTTTTCATCAGCATCATCTACGTTACCGCAATTCTTACATTCATAAACCTTCCCTTTCCGATTTGCCTTACGGACGCTTCCACAACCAAAACACCTTTGAGACTTATAGGTGCAACTCTGTTCAGTAAAATGGACCCCATTTACTAAACAAAGGTCAATTACCTTGTCTCTTATCAGCGTATTTTGCCAGTGGCTCATCTTTCTTGATTTACCAGTCTTATAACCGATATTCCAAATTTTTTCCAAATTTATTTGCTTAACATCTTTTAAATTTAATTGGTTTAATGACCAATTAACAAAATTCTTTTGATGTAACTTGGCTCTTTTAAAAGCATTTGAGCCCTTTTTCTTTTTTGAAACTTTGCAAATGATAGATTCTAAGGAGTGGTCATGAATGCAGGTTTTAGGAGTTTTGATTGCAATATCTTTGTTAGCTATATTCAAAACATCCTTATAACCTTGATCCGCCCCAACAACCTCGCCATTAATTCTCTTCTTGGCCTTTGGAATCTCCCATCTTAAATTGATCTTTTTATTGGAAATTAAAATAGAATTTAACATTCTAGAGCTTTTAGCCTTTAATTCATTTGCTTTTTTATGAAAGTCAAAGGGAATTTTAATTTCCCGTTTATCTTTAAAAATAGATTTAAGTCTGACAAAACCATCAAAGCTATTTCCGTCTTGAATATCCATGCATATAGAATTTAATTCTGCGTTTATATTGGAGCAATTTGGCTTAACGGGGATATTTTCTTTAATTCGTTTAATCAGCTTTCCTAGCTTTTTCTTACCAACTCCTTCGGACTTTTTCTTTTTTAATATATATAATCTCTTTCTCTGCTTTTCTGTCTCAGCTCTAATCATCCCGCAGCACTGAGTAATGCAGCATTTAAGGGCCCTTCCAGTTAAAGCCGCGTCCACTCCCGCGTCGGTCGCTATTGAGCTTTGCAGCATTGAAGGCATGTCTAGCTTACTTTCCTTTACATTAAACTCCCCATCTCCTCCCGAACACCCATTCTTCCAAATATGATTCACGATGGTTTGAGCAGCGAGCCTATACTCATTTAAAAATTCATTTAAAATATCTTGTTTCCCCGAGTTTACTCTGGAGAAGGTATGAGAAGAACTCTTAATCACGGATAGCCTCCTTCGCTTTTTTAGCTTTATTAATTCCTCTTCTCAGCCCGTAGAGTCTGCAACAAAATGAAGTTAGAATCGACACCAAATCTTTCATCAGATCTTTCTCGTCTTCTTCGTCTTTGTTGATCACTATAATTTCACAACCCTGTTTTAAAAGAAGTTTTTCTAGATAATTATAGCCGAACCTAGTAAGACGATCCTTGTTTTCTATAATTATAGATGTTGGGTTTGAGTCTATCATTTTCCAAAACATACTTCTATTGTCATTCATCCCAGAAGCCACTTCTTTATAAATCTTATCAACACAAATTCCCCTAGCTTTGGCGAAATCTGATATCCTATCTACTTGGTATTCCATTTCCGCTTTCCTCGATTGATTGCTGACCCTAGCGTAAATAAGAGCCCTGTCTTCTTTTTTATTGATTTTTATAATATTTACCATTATAGTTCCAGTATCAAGCTGAATAGCGTTCTCTATTTTCCCTTGATGAAACCATTTATGGGCGGTATGATAACACACCCCATTTTCTTTTGCCCATTTTGATAATTTAATTCTCATTACCTTATATTACATCTTAAAATCTAAAATGTGAAAAGATTTATTAAAATAAATAAATAAAAATTAAAACTATATGCGAGATTATATTACACCATTAATATTCATAAACCATGAACAAGGAAGTTCATCTACCCAAGGCAGAAGACCATCGAATGATATATTACCAAAATATAATGCCTTGGTATTCGTATATGGCGGGTCTAAATAAACAACGTCTTTTTCGCCTTTTGGGGAAATACTCTCAAACGAACCGCAAGTAAAATCAATATCTTTCCCCTTCATTAATTCTGAGTAATACGATATAACTTCTTCGACCGTTTTGGGTTGCATTCCGGTTCTTCCGAAATGATGTGACGTATTAAATTCCCCTTTTCTATTGTATCTAATAGTTCCATTATAGCAGGTTCTCGTTAGAAAGTAGAAAATGAATGGGTCTTTGGTTTTATTGTAAGTTTCTCGCTCCGTATAAAAGAAATTCGGATCTTTTTGTAGTTCCTCCCATTTCTCCCTATACGAAAGGATTAATTTTCGGGGATCGTCTTTAACGATTTTTAAAATATTAATTAAGCTATCGTTTTTATCCGAGAGTCTAAACTTTTTAACATTTGCGTTATCTTTTAATAGTCTGAAAAATACAGAACCACCACCTACAAATGGTTCATAATAAGTTTCAATTTCCCTTGGAAAGTGTGATGTTATTTTTGCGGCGATTGGGCGTTTTGAGCCAGTCCACTTTATTAATGGTGTATTTATTCTGATAACTCCTTTTCTTTCTTCTTCCTATTTTGGCTTGAACGCCTTCCGTAAAAAAACTTAGAGAAGTCCATCTGCCAAAGGTTGGTTTGGATTTTTTTCTTTTGATTCGCTATTATTTTCGACCATGATTTATCCAATAAGATATTTTTTATTGGGAAAGTCAAGCAAAAAATTATTTTTTTCTCGATAATCTTTTGATTTCTAAATCCAGTATATCAATAATAGGCTTCAAATTATTAGAAATAAAAAACTCACTGGGTCTTCTATTTTTTAATTTTTTGTTGGATTTACCCAACCATTCGACTACTACATAGGGGCTAGTTTCTTCGCAAAGCTTATTGAGTATATCCATTTTTTTATAATAGGTTTTATTTTCCATTATCATTGTTTACACAAAAATTCTGTTTTTTAAATTAAAGTGTAAATTAATTTGTATGCCAAGAAAAAAGAATTCTAAAAATACGTCTAAAGAAGAAGAAATAGTAATCCCGCAAATTAAAAGCGACTTTAAAATTAAAAAGTTTGATCTTACAGATAAGCAAAAAAACTTTTTAAAATTATCTCTAAACAATAAAACAAATATATTCTTTATAAGTGGTGTTGCAGGAAGCGCAAAAACATTTATATCAGTATTATCAGCACTAGAATTAATGAAAGTTCATGAGGAACTAGAATTAGTTTATATTAGAAGTTTAGCTGAGAGCGCGGATAAAAGTATTGGGGCTTTACCCGGATCTATAGATGAAAAATTTGATCCATTTTTATTACCACTAAAAGAAAAACTAGAAGAGCTTTTGAGCCCAGATGATATAAAAGAATTATTAAAAAGCCAAAGAGTAACTGGGATACCAGTGAATTTTTTTAGAGGCGCGAGTCAAAACAAAAAAGTGGTTATTGTGGACGAAGCTCAAAATATGACTTTCAATGAATGTCAAACTATCATAACAAGAATAGGAAAGCATAGCAAATTCTTCTTTTGTGGAGATCCAATGCAATCTGATATTGGTAGTAAAAGTGGTTTTGAAAAAATGTATAACATATTTGATAGTGAAGACGCGCAAGAATGGGGGATTCACTGTTTTGAATTTAATGAAGAAGATATTAAAAGAAGCGAAATATTAAAATTCATTATTAAAAGCCTTAAATCTCACAAAAAATAAGTTATAGTGTAAACTAATTGGCCAAAAGTTTTTATTTATTTTTATTATGAGTCATATATATTGCAGTAACTGCGCAGAGAAAATACAATTTTCAAGTAAAAAGCCAAAAGTTTGTCCATTTTGTGAAACCAGAATAGGCGAAACATTAATAAAAACACAAAAAAGTACATCTAGATCAGAAGAAATTAAAGACAATGAATTTGATATTGATATTGATAATTTAAAAATTGATTTTTCATCTGCCAATGTTATTATAGATGGAACAATACAACAAAGAACAACTTTACAGTCAGCATTAAACAAATCCTCTGAACAGGGGAACAGCCAATTTAAGATGGGCAAAAGGAAAAACAAATCGGACATAATTGATTACGGGGAATTTTCTAAAAACATGACAAAAGATTGTTCTCCCGCCTCAAAGTCTAAAGATATTTCCTAATCCCTTCTTATGCAAGACAGAAAAAGGAAAAGAATCTTCGAGGAAAATTACGAAGAAATAAATAGAGTCGTAACCTCCAAAAGAAACAAGTGGAATCTAAAGGCGATCCCTTGGATGAGTTTCGAGGATGTAAAACAATTAATATTTTTACACATATACGAAAAGCTGCACCTTTGGGACGAAGAAAAGGGAAAAATTGGCCCTTGGGTAAACGTAATAGCCCATAATAGAATAAAAAATATTCTCAGAGACAATTATTATAATTATGCGAGGCCATGTTTGGGATGCGAATTTAATTCCAGCAAAAAAGGCGGTAAATTTGTTCTTAATTCAGAAGAAAATGGTTGTACACTAACAAAATCTGGAATCCAATGTGAAGAGTGCCCAATGTATGCTAAATGGATAAGATCAAAAAAACAAGCATACAACATTAAATTACCCGTCCCCATCGAAACACAGGAAATTCCAATAGAGAATAGAAATACCACATATATAGACTACGAGGCTTCTGAAAATCTTTTGCACAAGAAGATGAGGCTTTCATTGACGATAAAAGATTATAAATGTTATGATTTATTATTTATACAAAAATTACCAGAGAAAATAGTTGCGGAAAAACTTGGATACATAACAAACGAAAAAAACAGACCCGCTGGTTATAATACAATAAAAAAATTAAAAAAGAATTTCCTTATTAAAGCAAAAAAAATAATGGAAGATGAGGATATAATAATTTAATATGACCACTTCAAAGGAACATACTCTTTCAAAAGAAGAAGAAGAATTTGTTTTGGCAAATTGTAAAAAGAACCCAAACATCAGTTATTTGGCAAAAGAATTAAGTGGCGGCAAGTATGACGGAAGAAGCAAACTCGGAAAAGCCATAGCTAAATTTTTAGTAGATAGAAATATTGATTATAAAACTACTAAATATAAAAAACTAGATTCTATAAAATTTAACCAAGACCAAATAAATTTCATTACCGATAAAGCTAGAAAAGGAATGAATAGTTTAGAAATAGCTACGTTAATTTTCCCAAATAAAAATATTAAGCCGCTTTGTTTTGAACAAAAAGAAATTGTTAGGGTTGTAAGAGAACTGGGTATAGATTCTAATGAAATATTTGATAAAAAGTATTCCGCTCCAAAATCAATGGGCAAAGTTATACAAAAAATCAACAAATATGTGAATGTTTCTCTTGAAGAAAACAAATTATCGCCAAAATACAAAAAGTCTATTGAAAATTTATTAAACTCAATGAACTCGCCGCGATTTGTTTATATGATGAACTCCTATGAAACAATTGAGGATAGAGAAATTTTTGAAAGCAATTTAATAAAATCAGTTTGGGATCAGCATGATATAACGGCAGATGAATCAAATCTTTATTTAAATTTATCGGCTGATTATGTTATGCTTAAAGATTTAGAAAGGCACAGAAAAAAGCTGACTAGATTATTTGATGAAGCAGAAGAAAAAGAGCACTCTGTAAAAATGGCGGAAATGCTTAAAGCAAAAAGTGGGGAATATGCTTCTTGCGCAGATAGAATCGAAAAATTAATCAACAAACTCAATGGTTCCCGCGCACAAAGAAAACAAAAACAATTGCAATCCAATGAAAGCATTTTGTCTTTGGTCGAGGCTTTTCAAGATGAAGAGGATCGAAAAAATATCCTCAAACAAGCCAAGATATATGAAAGAGAAAAACAAGACGAGGTGCAAAGACTTGAAACAATCGATGAATTTAAAGCCAGATTGTGGGGAATAGATACAAGCTTAATTTAAAATGTTAGTTCCAAAAGAAGTGCAGGAAAATATCTGCAAAGAATGTAGAAAAAAGTTTGATTCCAGAAAGGATCTTCATATGCACTTAAAAGAACATGATATGATAATGGCTGGTTATTATACAAAACATTATCCCAAATACAATCTTTTAACTAGGGAGCCAATGCCATTTAAAAAATTAGAATCTTATTTTGCAAAAGATTTTGATAGTAGAGATCAACTATTTGCTTGGCTAGAAAAACAAAACGATAAAACAGCAAAAGAATATCTATTCAGTGTCTTAAAAAAAGAAAGGGAATATCGGGAATCAGATATCGCGCCTAATTTTCTTGATTTGCAATTTTCAGAAAGGTTGCCGCAATTAAGCGTTTACCAAGAAAGCTTTGGTTCTTATATGAGAATCGCAGAAGAAGCTGGTTTTAATATATTTTACGACAAAAAATTACCAAAAAATTTTTTCACAAAAGAAATAAACGAAGTAATACAAATAGACACTAGAGAACAATTAGTTTTGGAATTTGAAAAATCTTTCTCAGAAAAACTTGATTATGGGGATTACTCCTTCTTGGATAGCAAATATTCTGTTGAAAGAAAAAATCTTGCGGATTTGCTTCAAACTCTTGGCAAAAATTTACCAAGATTCAAAAAAGAAATAAACAGATGCGTAAAAAACGAAGGCTATATGTTTATAGTTGTTGAGTGCGAGCTTGATGATCTGATTAATTATAACGAAGTAAACAATTTCCCTATTAATTTAAAAGCTGTGTATGCAAAAATAAGAGCTTTAACTGATGAATATAGAGAGAATATCCAATTTGTTTTTTCTGGCGGTAGAGAAGAATCTAAATTTTTAATACCAAGGTTATTGGATTTTGCCGAAGATTTAAAAAAAGTAGATTTGCAATACTTTATATCAAAATGTTAGTAGTAGGAGAACAGAAAAGAAGAAACCCAAGATTTCATAATATAAATGATGAAATAGAATCTATCGATGGCTATATAGAAGAACATAAAGCCAAAGTTCTCTTGTATAAATTCATGTATCATAACATAAGATGGACAACAAAGATGATAATGGATGTTGATTTGTATCCTATACAAGAAATAATGATTAAAACGATGTTTAATACTGATTATACTATTGGTGTTATTTCGCGAGGTGGAAGTAAAACTTACTTGTCATCTATTTATGCTGGTCTTTATGCTTTGATGAATCAAGGTGTTACTGTTGGTATTCTCGCGCCCTCATTTCGTCAATCAAAAATGATGTTCACAAAATTAGAGGATATCATGAACAATAAAAAAGCTGGCCCATTCAAAAAATGCGTAACAAAAGTTAGCAAAGGAAGCGACCAGTGGATAATGGAAATAGGAAGAAGCAAAATTCTTTCTTTGCCGTTGGGAGACGGGGGCAAGCTCCGTGGTTTTCGTTTTAATGTTATTATCTGTGACGAAATGTTGTTGATGCCAGAAAAGATTTACAATGAAGTTATAGTTCCCTTCTTAGGGGTTGTAGCCGATCCTAGAGAAAGAGAAAGAATCACAAAAATAGAAGATAAGTTGATAGAACAGGGCCAACTTACCGAAGAAGAAAGAACTGATTTCCAAAACAACAAATTAGTGAGTTTATCATCTGCGGGTTATACTTTTGATTTCTTTTATAGACTTTATTCTACATACATAAATTTTATTGAAGATCCTAATGAAGCATTAAAAAAAGCCAAAGAAGCGAATCCAGACAAAGAAATCGATGATACCGCAACAAGAGCAGTTTTTCAAGTTGCCCATGATGCTTTACCAAAAGGTTTGCATGACCAAAATCTTTTGAATCAATCCCGCGCAACAATGACAGAAGCCCAATTTAAAAGGGAGTTCGGCGCTGAATTTACAGACGATAGTTCTGGATTCTTTAATTTAAAAACAATAAAAGAGTGTGCGTTAAACATAGGTGAATATCCAATGGTAGAATTAAAAGGGGAGGGTGGAGAAAAATACATTATTGCTTTTGACCCATCTTGGGCTGGTAATGATACGTCAGATGATTTTGCTATTCATGTTATAAAACTTGTAGAAGAAAAAAAAGCGGGGATAGTTGTCCATAGCTATGCTTTGAGAGGCCAACAATTAGAGTCCCATATGAATTACTTCTTGTATTTATTGAAAAATTTTAATGTTGTCGGGATTATAGGCGACTATAACGGCGGGGATCAATTTATAAAAGCTTGCAATGAAAGCGCTTTATTTAAAGACCAAAATATTAATCTTGGAATATTTCCTTCTGTCAAAACAGAGAGTGACAATTCTGACGAAGGCAAAAGAGAGAGAAAAAAAGAGCTGCAAAAATTAAAAAGATTCTACAAGCCAGACTATAAAGATTATGTGTTTTTAAGAACTCCTTCTTCAAATTGGATAAGACAATCAAATGAAATGTTATGCAAAAGCTTTGAAAAACAAAAAATACTATTTGCTTCTAGACACAATCTGGAAACAAATATGAAAGATCTGAAAAAAATAGATCTAAAAAACATAAAATTTGACACAGAATTAAAATACAACGACAAAATTGAAGAACAAAGTAAAGTGATTGATTTCCTCGAAAAGCAAAGCGACAATATAGACTTAACCATAAACGAGACAGCTTTAATTATACAAAAAGTTTCTGCGCTTGGAAATAGAAGCTTTGACTTACCTGATAGTTTGAAAAGAGACAAAGGTAAGTATAAAACCCGTAAAGACTCCTACTCTGCTTTGGTGCTTGGGAATTGGTTTGTACAATTATATTATGAGATGAATAATATGTCAGACGAAGAAGAATACGGTGGTTTTACTCCAGTTATGTTTTAATTTCTACTTTCAAAGTAAAATTGTGTAAAAATATTTATGCCTGAAAAGACAAAAAGACCTTATAAAAAAAAGAATTTAGATTACTGGAACAAGAGATTGGGTAAAGAAACCCCTTCAAATACACCTAAAGTTTCTCATTCCGTGTCTTTCGGCGAAGATTGGGAGCCAATGGGTGATGATTCGCCGAATTTATTTAATTCTAATCTCTCAAAAGCAAGAAGAAACAACTCTACTGGAACAACTGGTTCAAGATTTAATCAGGTTTTTGTTGATAGCAAAGATGCTAGATATCATAATATAGACCAATTAAATATGCCTTTCAGTACCACAAAACATGGTATAACAATGAGAAAGGCTATTGAGCTTACACAAAAAGCTTATGCCAATATTTCTATTGTAAGAAACACAATCGATATTATGTCTGAATTTGCGAATTCAGAAATGTACCTAGAGGGTGGAACAAAACAGAGTCGCGAATTTGTTAAATCTTGGCTAAAAAGAATAAACATAGAAAGCTTAAAAGACCAATTTTTCAGAGAATTTTACCGTTCTGGCAATGTTTTTCTTTATAGAATAAACGCAAAATTTTCTTTAGAAGAAATCGCACAGATTTCAAAAATTTACAATGTAAAAAGTTTAAATATTCCAATAAGGTATTTGTTATTAAACCCTTATGAAATTTCTTTGTATCACTCGTCTTCTTTCCATAATGGTAATTACCAAAAAGCTTTGTCTCAATACGAGTTAGAAAGACTTAGAGATCCAAAAACAGACAGGGATCAACAAATTTTCGATGCACTTCCAAAAGAAACGCAAAGGCAAATCAAAGAAGGAACTTGGTTGGATGATGGCCTTTATATTGAATTGGACCCAGAAAAGATAAGGTATTCTTTTTATAAGAAACAAGACTATGAGCCATTTGGAGTCCCTTTTGTTTACCCAGTATTGGATGATATAAACTGGAAATTAGAGCTTAAAAAAATAGACCAAGCAATATGCCGAACAGTAGAACAAATTGTTTTGCTTATCACAATGGGTAATGAACCAGAAAAAGGCGGTGTTAATCCTAAACACATCAAAGCTATGCAAAGCCTTTTCTTGAATCAAAGCGTTGGCCGTGTTTTGGTTTCTGATTATACAACTAAAGCTGATTTCGTTATTCCAGATTTAAAGAAAGTCCTTGGGAAAGAGAAGTACGAGATCGTAAACGAAGACATTAAAGAGGGCTTGCAAAACATTATTCTTGGAACTGGTTCTTCTAGTGAGGGTAAATTCGCTAATCAAATGATTAAAACAAAGATATTCTTAGAAAGAATCAAAGAACCAAGAGCTAATTTTAAAACTTTTATTCAACAAGAAATTGATGATATCTGTGAACAAGCTGGATTTCAAAAGTCTCCTACAGCGGAATTTCAAGAAATGAACCTAAAAGATGAAAATGTTGTCAATAGAGTCGCACAAAGGTTAATGGAGTTGGGGATATTAACACCAGAGACTGGAATTGAATTCTTAAAAACAGGGGTTTATCCTACAAAAGAAAAATTAGAAGAATCACAAAAAGAATTTTTACAACAAAGAGAAGAAGGACTATATAATCCTATTGTTGGTGGAACTCCAGTGGGGAAAGAAGAAAATGGGGGGGCTGGCGGTGCTAAAAAACCACCTATTTCATCTTCTGGCCGACCTTCTGAATTAGCACAAAAATCTTCTGCGAGTAAAAAAGAAGTTCTTTATAAAAAAGACATTGCTGATGTTGTTTTTGCAATTTCTGAATTAGAAAAATACGGAAAAGAAAAATACAAACAAAATCAAGCAAAAAAAAGAATTACAAAAAAAGATCAAAAGTTTATAGATCATATGGTTGAATCTGTTGTCGCTTCTAGTGAAAACAAAGATTGGCACAAAAATATAGAGAAAGTTTCTAAAGACATTAATTTGTTAACATCTTTTGATACCAATCCAGAAATATATAATATCGCCGAAAAATACAATGAAAATATATTCAATTCCGCTATTATATATCACAGCAAAAAATTTCACAATAAAGATAAATAAATGTAAAACATATAGATATGAAAATTAAATCAGACTTTTTAACAGAAAAAATGGCTCAAAAATATGCCGATGGGGTCAAAGAAAAATTCGGTTGCGAGCCAACATTAAACAAAGCTTCTGTAGAATATGACATTTCCTATTGGAAAGAAAACAAAGCGTCTGACATGACAGAAGAAGAAGTTATGGCTTCTACTCCAACTTACGAAGAAATGGATAGAAGTATTTCCTATGTTTACGATCATATGAATTATAAATTTGACGCAGTTAGAGAAGAAATGGGCTACTTCATGAAAATCCTCCAAAATCACATGAAAGGACATCTGCCGAACGTAAAAAGTAACGAACAATTATCGAAAGCTATTAAAGCTCTTGGTTTAGAAGGGGAATACGAAGTTTATAAGCCAATGATTTCTGTGGCAAACAAGAAAACTGGCGAAATCATTGTTGGTTAATGTTTGATGAAATTCAAAGAGCGGTATTTAAAAGTAATATCACAAAAATTGAAGACATTCATTCGAAAGAAGAATTGTGTGATTTTTCTTGTGCAAACTTAGATAACATACAAAAAATTGTCGGCAATGAAATAGACTTTTCTAAAAATGTCGATTTGTTGTCTGTGGCCTTCCCAATTACTGTTGTTAATCAAATTAATGAAAATGGCGAGGCTTTAATTAGCCCAATTGCAACAGAAGTAATCGATTACTTTAAACACAAACCAACAAATATAGAACACAAGCCACAAAAAGTTGTTGGTCATATGATTGATGTTTCTTTTAATGAAATGGAAACATATGATATCTTAAAGCCAAAAGATATTAAAAAAAGAAAAGACCCTTTTTATTTAAGCGCGTCTGCTGTATTATATAAACTTGGAAACCCAAATTTTATTGATTTAATTAAAAGGTCTTCTGATCCAGAAGATTCAATGTACCAAGCTATATCAGCAAGTTGGGAAATTATTTTTAAATATTATGCAATCGCAGTTGGCAGCAAAAACATAGAAGAATGCGAAATATACACGGAACCAAAAGACATATTAAAATATAAAAAATATTTGAAGAAATTTGGGGGATCTGGAAAACTTAGAGACGGAACTCCAGTGGGGAGAATTATTTTGGGGCCAGCTTTACCAGTTGGGATTGGTTTTACTACTAACCCAGCGGCTAATGTTAAAGGCGTATCTGTAAATATTGGCGAAGAAGATTTGATAGAATTAGTAGATAAAAAAACATTACTAAGCATAGATGGAGAAGAAATAGAAAGTATATTTAATACAGCTAAAAGCGACTCTTGTAAAGAAGAAAATAAAGAATTATTACAATTTTTTGATAAACCAGAAAAAAATATTTCACATAATAATAAAAACACTGTAAATAACAATAAATCTAAAAATATGGAACTCGAAACACAAATCAAACTATTGTCGTCTGAACTTGATAAATTCAAAGATGCCTTCAAGACTGATAAAGCTGAAGAAACAAAAGCGAATTTAATTAAAGTTGTCGAATCAACTCTTAAAGAAAAAAATCAAGAGTGGGTAGAAAAAATCGAAGCTGAAAAATCTGCAAGAGAAAATGAAAAAGCTGAAAGACAAAAACTTTCAGACACAGTAGATTCTCTTAAAGAAACAATTGATTCTCTTAAAACAGAAAAAGCTCAAGCTAATCAAGAAGCTTTGGTTACATCAAGAATGGACGAAATTCTTGAAAAATACGAATTATCGACTGCCGCTAAAAAACAAGTTTTGAATCAAATCAAACAAATCGGCGAATCTGACGAAGATTTCGAAAACTATAAAAAAGACACTTTAGAAGTTATTTTTGCATCTTTTGATAAAGAAGCAATTGAAAACGCTAAAGAAGAAAGAATCGAAGCTATTAAAGTAGAAGCTAAGAAATTAGTCGAAGCTGAAACAGAAAAAATTAAAGCTGCTGCTGAAAAAGTTTCTGGCCTTACTTTTGAAGAAATTCTTTCTAAAGCAAGCGAAGAAGGAACAGACCTTCCAAATTCACAAAGGGTTGAAGAAGAAGGCGATCTTGTTGATAAGATCGTATCAAATCTTAAATCAGAAAACGTAAACGTAAAATAAAAAAACACAAAAAATTAAATTTATAAAAAATCATGAGTAAAAGACTAAAACCATATCGCCAAGTAGCGGAAGAAGACATCATTAACGGATTGTTCTCTGCTGATACACAGACTCTTGATCAAGGAGTTCTTGTTTCTATCTCAGCATCAGACGGCTCTAAAGATCCTGTTGAGTATGTTGATTCTTCACAACTTGGAAAAACTGATTACGCGCATATCGGTGCAGACATGTATCCTGTTGTTCCTAATAAGTTCACAACCGCAGCTAGTGGGGCAAGAGCAGCAGACGTTCTTGGTATCACACTTTTCGAAGTAGCATATACTGACGAAAACGGAGAAAAATACCTTTATTACAAGCAAAAAAGAATTGAAAATCAAATCTGCTTGAGTGGTGAAGCTGTCCCAGTTGCATCAAGAGGTGTCTTTGAAATTACTAGCGGTAATTACGCTGGGACACCAACTCACGAAACTTACGCAATCGTAGGTGGCGATGGTAAACCAGAAGCTGTTACATACGTTGGTCTAACAGGAATGGGACTAACAATGGAAAACGTAATCGGCAAGTTCTTGTCAACACCACAAAGCGGTTCTAAACAAGACAACTCGGTTCTATTGAAATTGAACATCTAATTTAAAAAAGGAAATTTAAAATAATGAATATTACACTAAAACACACAAAAGATCATGTAGAGCTAGTTAAAGCTATGGCTAGTAACGATATTGCTCTTGCTAATAAAGCTCAATTGGCTGTTGCAGAATTTATTGAACCAGTTCTTAACGAGGTTATCAATAAAGCCCCAACCGTTTCAAATCTTTTTACGACAGAAACTTTTAATGAAGATAGTTCACCAAGTCTTCCTTTGGATCTTTATTCCGATATTGAAACAGAGGATCACCTAAGAATTTGGTCGCAAACACAACCGGGCGGGTTGGCAACTAACATGGTACTTCCCCCTCAACAAGAGTTGAAGTTCATGACTTACTCTCTTGATAGTGCTTACGGTTTCGAAAAGAAATACGCAAGACAATCTAGATTAGGTGTTGTTGGAAAAACATTCACAAGAATGTTGCAAGAAGTAATGATCAAAGAGGAAAAGACAACTGCTTCTCTTATCATGAGCGCTTTGGCTAATGCCACAACAAACGGTTCAAAACACGTTTTCAGAACTGGTATCAAAGGAAGATTTCTTCCTGACGACCTTAACAAGCTTAGAACTCTTTCTAAAAGAATCAACTCTGCTTGGAATAGAGGTACACCAGAAACTCGTGTAGGTCGTGGTTTCACAGATTTGATTCTTTCGCCTGAAATGATCGAAGAAATCTACGGAATGGCTTATAACCCAATCAACACTAAAGGTGGTGTTTACACTTCGATTGGAACTCCTAGTAACACAACTGCTGGTGACGCCGCAATTGCGGCTCCTGATAGCGTTAGAGAACAAATGTTCAATGCTTCTGGTCTATCAGAATTCATGGGCGTTTCTTTGATGGAAATCAATGAGTTGGGTGTTGGACAAAGATTCAATGATATCTTTGTAGCAAAAGCTGGTACGACAACATACGCAGACAACTATGCAATCCCAAAAAATGGTGGGAGT